ACAGGCCCGCCTTCTTCAAAAACAGGAACTGGATCTTCATCACCTCGGCGGCGAACTTCGCCGCCTAACTTAAAATTTACGGGTGGCTCGTTACCAACCCCCATATTTCCGCTAGCCGCCATTGACATAATGCCTCTGCCCATATCGCCTTCTATGGGAGTATTCATCTGTTCTTGAGCCATTGGTCCTATGCCCTGATCAACTAAAGCTAATTCAACAACGGGCGTGACCAAAGTTAAAACACTCTCTGGCGTTTGATTTGCATCTTCTTGCCCAACTATTGTTGCCAAATCACCTCTTCTTTCTTCTGTACTTTTCTCATCGCCAGTAACGCTATCCATCATAGCCTCAAAGTTAGGTGCCATCTCTGGGTCACTAAAACCTGCCTGACTAGCCTGACCTACCATGTTTCCAACTATATTTGGGTCCATAGCAGGAGAAGAGCTCATAATCCCGCCCGCAGGCACGCTGCCACCCTCTTGCATAGCAACAATGGGTAAAGGACCTCTTTCTCTGACCTCCATTGCTTCATCTAGATCACGAAGATCTCGTTGATCTGCTCTTTCTGTTGGAAAAGTAGGTGGTCCGAAAGGGCTATATTGAAAAGTTGCCCCTGAGTCTGCTCCGACCATTTGATCCCCTAATCTTAAAGCACCCATAGTTCCAACCTGCTCTTCAAAATTATAAGGTGCAGTGCTTTTAGCTGGTTTTTCAAATATTCCAAACTCTTGTGGATCTAAATTTGTACCAAAAAATTTATTATAATCTTCTACTGTAGTACCAGGATTATCCCTGAAAAAACGCACTATATTAGCTATGTTATTAGGATTAAAAACAGTATCTCCCTGTGGAACAGACCCACCCTCTTGATATTTTTTAGCTAGATCTGGGTTCATCTTCATTTGCACTTCTTCAGGCAATTTAGAAAAACCCTTAAATTCATTAGGCACGGCTGCTCCACCTTCTCGGAACATTTGCCGTTGCATTACGCTTCTATTCATTATCCGAATAACCCCGCTTGTCTTGCTCCAGCACCTGCCGCTAAACCAGCAATACCTAGTCCTAGATACTGTTGAAACGGTGACACATTAGGTGATGTGGATTGTGTTATAGTTTGTTGTGTCGTAGGCGTTTTACTATATATGTCAGATAAAAATCCTAATCTTTGGTATGGCTCGTATATTTGTGCTAAATTACTTTGTCTTTCCGCTTCTAGTTCTGCCTGATCCTGAGCTTGTAGTAACTGACCTATCTTAAAAGCCCCTTCAACATCTCTTTGTCCTAGACCTTGCATAGTCTCTCCAAGAGCCGCTTGTCTCAAACCAAGTTGACTTTGTTGCCCTGCAAGTCCAGCTATGCCTTGTCCGAGTTGTGTTTGTCTCGCTAACTCTCTTTCAGAAGCGCCTTGAGCTTGTAAAAAGTTTTGAGCTTGCGCTTGAGCTAAAGCAGCCGCTCTATTTCTGTCTATTTCAGATTGTGCTATTTGAGCTCGTGATCCTCCAAAAGCCCCTGAACCAACTGCACCCGCCATCGCTCTGTTATACTGCATATCAAAAGATCTATTAATCTCATCTGCTACAGCCTGTTGAAACGGGTTCATGTTTCTAGTAATCATTTCTTGTGTAACAGGACCAGCACCAGCTCTTAAAGCAGACTCAACACCGCCTAATGTTTGTCCAGCACCACCAACTGTTTGTCCTGCCTGTTCAAGAAAAGGCATAAAAGATCCAAGTCCTGCTTGAGCTTGTTTTCTAGCAGCTTCCTGAAGACCCGTGAGCTCTGCAACCTGTTGCGTTGGTAAAGTTATACCTTGGTCGGCAAGATCTTTAGCAGACTCAAGTAATCCAATACGATACGCTTCTATTTCAGGAGTTTCACCAACCTGTTGTATGATGGTTTCTGTTGCCATTATGCCATCGCCCTTCCACGTTGCTCTAAGTTTCTCATAACATTATACATGTTATTTATGCCTTTGTTAAGGTTTCCGTTTCCTAAACCTTTAACAGCGTCCGTAGTCATCACAAACTCTCCAGGCATTAGCATAGCTCTTACACTATCTTCGTTAGGAATACCCTCATCAGGCATTATGCCACCTGTTCTTCTAGGGAATATTTCTCCGCCTTCTGCTACATTCTGTGTAAAGACAGGTGGATTAAAAACATATGGATTATATTCAAAACCAAAAGAAGTATCTCTTGTAAAAGGACCTTGAGCTTGATTGACTGTTGTATCTCCTACTTTAAATCTATCTGGATCTTCTTGATAAACATCTAATCCTGTTCTTGCTGTCTCTAATTCTTCTTGTTCAGGTGCATCAAAAAATCCTGTAGATGCTCCCACCGTGCCCGCTAGAGCTAAACTAGGTCCGTAAGTTCCCATAAATCCAGGGCTCAACTCAGCGGCCTTTTTAACAGCTTCTTTGTATAGAGCGCTGTCCGTGCTAAGTTTTGTTATATCTATGTTGTTTGCTTTTAAAACATCTGCGGCTGTTACAGTTCGTCCACCTGTAAAGGCATCAAAATACTCACCTTGTTTTAAACTTTCTAATGGTCCCACTTTAGGAACTTCTGCACTTAAACTTAAATTAGGTTTAAGAAGAATATCTTTTTCTGTTTTTGATGCGGCTTGTAAAATATTATCTTGAGGTTTGATAGGTATTTTATTTTCATCCAAAAGCACAACCTCTCCTGAAGGATCAGTCATATCTATGAAACTAGCTTTTTTAACTCCTGATCCAGAAGAACTTGATGCTAAATTTGTGGTAGGTGCTTGATAACTTCCAAAAAAATTACCCTGTCCTGTCAAACCAGCAGCAGTTTGTCCAAATCTACCTGCAGGATCTGCAAAAGCTTGGCTAATACCTGCAGTGCCCCCAGTAATACCAGAATACACAGCACCACTAGCACCAGCTAAAACAGCGTTTCTAAGTGCATCTTCTGGACTACCACCACTTATAAGTGTTCCTATACCAGAACCTAATGCAGCTCCATATATAGGACCTAATGGTGTGGCCGCCAAAGCAAGAGGTAAAATAACAGGCGCAGCTTTCTTCAAAGCCTTACCTACACTTTTGGCAATACTACTTACGCCTCTGCCTACCTTTTTAAATAATTTTTTTAAAAAAAACTCTGGTAACCCTGTTGTTGGGTTAATACTGTTTTCTTGTGAACCCACTACATATCTTTCAGGGTCCTCTACACCTAGTTCTCTTAAATGTTGAAATATGCTTTCTTTTAAGGCAGGGCTTCTATCAATCAAGGCCCGTGGGACGATGAGCTCGCCTGTTTCAACGTGAGCTACAGTGTCATCACCATAACGACCAAAGTTAGCCATCTTCTTACCAACGTCAGAAAACTGCGCAATACCACCTGTACCATACTGTTCTTTGAGCTCTTCAGCTTCTAAAAGCTCTATCTGCTCATCAGTCATTACAAAGTCTGCAATACCACCTGCTGGTATGTCTTCTTTTTTAAGAGCTTGGTCCATGTTCCAAAGTCTACCCTATTTTAAAAGTTTGTTCAATACTATATCCTTGATAAAGCACTTGTTGTTACTCTTGTCTTAGATAACTCTTGAATACTTGCTACAACATGTAATCTATTGGCTGTTGCTGCTTGTACTTTCAATATCTCACCACTCTGTAATATCAAATCTCTCGTAAGTAATTCTATGGTTGTGTTAGCTCCTACAGCTTTGACTTTAAACAAACTAAACGTATCACTGCCATTAACAAGCTGAACTGTTATAGTGTCTGCATTACCACTATCTTCAGATACTAATATGGAGTTAACAACAGCTGCATTGAAATCGGCATCACTGGGAACAGTAAATAGCGTAGTTAAATCAGTGGTAGTTAAATCTAACTTTGCATTTGTGACACCTTGAATATATTGAGGAATACTGGTTATTAACATCAGCGTCTACCATCCGTTCTTATATCCACACGGGGAGTGCCCAATTTATATTTTGTTCCCAGCGATGTGGAATCAATTCTTAATGCAAAAGATCTACCTCGTAAACGATAATTTAATTTTTCTGTAAACTGTTCTACAGGACTAGTAGCTGACCTTTGGGCCGTGACCTGTGTAGTCTCATTAAAGTTTGCCCCAGGATTGTTTCTTGTTTTCATAGTAAATGATACATCAGGGTTGACACTGGTAGAACCATTGAAAGTTATATCAGGTATAACTTGTTTTAAAAAGACAAATTTATCGCCATCACCAATATCAATGGCTGAAGATTCAATAAACGATGTCATAGCAGATCCATCATCATCAAACCCTACCTCATGATTATAAAGATACTGATTGCCAGTAGCTTGTGG